CCGCCCCCCTTCCCTGTTTAATCTCCGCTTTGGCGCTCTCTGGGCCTCTGAGGGGCAACCGGGCGCTTCATCGGGCCATAGATCCGCTCATACTTCTCCGGGTGGGCCTCGATGAAATCGAGCAGGTCGTCCGGCGATGGGCTGTCCCCGGCGCCCGTAGCAAAGTCCAGCCCGCCGACCCGCCATGCGTCGAGAATCAGCTCGCTGCACACCTCGTAGGTGCCGAGCCTCCCGATTCGCCTCGCCCAATATGTCCGGCGCCGCCGGAGCTTCCCGATCAGACCGTCGACGAGAAAGAGGATCAGCCTCATCCTGCCATACTTCGCGCCAACCCGGGAGCGGAGGCGTTGCAGGATCGCCTCTCGCTGCTCCGGGGTGACGGCCGGGTCGGTCATTCGCCAGACCTCCATCGCCGGATAGCCGTCGAGGATGCGCTCAGACATCGACCGAGAGACAACACCGCGGCGAAGAGCTTCGATGATGAATGCTCGGACGAACGCCCCGGCGAGCTGAATTGCCCCGTTGTGAGATGTTCTTGTCGGCTCTTCGCCCGGTGTGCGCTCAATCCAGTCGATAACGGAGTCGATCCACGTCCCGCGCTTGTCGAAAAACACGAGATCCAGCGGACGAAGCTCCGGAAGCGGTCTGCTCATGCGATCTCCTCATAGGGTACGCGGCAATAGAACAGGTTCGACAAAGATCCCCGTGGCTCGATCTTGCGGATCTTGACATAGGCGTTATCGGTGATCGCATCGCCCTCGGTCTGCGTCTGCGAGTCCCCCCCCGAAGCGCCGATCGAAAGAAGCGGATCGAGGTTGAACACCATTTCGATGTGGCGGATATGAACGCCCTGATTGTCCGGACCCCAAAAGACCAGATCGCCGGGCTGAATCTCCCGAAGATCTGCCTTGAAGAAAAACGTGTGAAGCCCCCGGGCAGTCATGTCAAGATCCCGCGGGAAAGCCCCTGCGCTTTGCAGCGCTTCGATCACGGCGCCGCTGCAATCGTAGCCGCTCGGATCATCTCCGCCCCATTTGTAGAACGTCCCATACAGCTGCTTCATCACCCAGAGTGCAATCTCTCTTCGTGTCATATCTTTCACCCCTCTCGTTTTACGGAACCCGAACCCCTGCGCCCGCAGCATCAGACCAGATCCTCTTGAGAAACGCCGCGAAGACAGGGGAGATCACGAGCGGCATGAGCAGGAGTAGAATGCCGCCGATAATGATCGCCGTCCTATTCAGATTCTTCGCTTTTTCGATGTCGTCTTTGGTCGGCATGGTCGCGATCGCCGTTTCTATCTTTGCAAGACCTTCCGTATGGGCGTCGCACGGGGCGGCTTCGCATCGCGTTTTCAGGTTCGCAAGCCGTTCTTCTGTGGCGGCGGATTTCTCCCTTTCTTCCGAAATCTTCTCAAGCACGTCTGTCTTCACCGACTCGATCCGGTTCAATATCTCTACCGCGAAATGCGGATACCCATTCCCGTTGATTCGATCATCCGCCATTCCGCCCTCCTTTACCGATGTATAATGCCCTCGATTGCGATACGAGACGCCCCCTTGACATCTGCCGGGGAGACAATCGTGATATACGAACCGGCGGCGTAGTCCGTATAGCCGCTGATCCCCGTGAGATAGCCGTCGATCACGCCGGACGTCGAGCAGCGAAGCGAACCGACGGAGGCGCCGTTGACCTGAAAATCGAAGCTGATCGTCGCCGTCGGATGGTTGAGCGCGATTCCCGTCCAAAGGCCGCGCTGAGTTCCGCCGGAATACCGATCTTCATAGAGACGGAAAGGGGCATCCGAATACCAGACAAGCTCCTCAGTCCCGGCGAGCGGCGAATGAACGAACGTCTCGACGCTGCGGTAGGATCGTGCGACTGGAGTCACGTCCGTGCCGTCACACCAGAGCGCCACCCGGCCCATACTGTAGCAGGTGGCGACGCGGCCAGAAGGAGTCGGCGGAGAAGCACTCCAGTCGAACGCGCTCGTCCCGCCGATCACCGCCTTGCGATCCGCCTGATTATCGACAAACAGAAGCCCGCGCACGATTTCCGGGATGACGACGATGTTCGGCTGCGAGGAATAGGCGACGCTATCCGTGAGGAGAAGCGTCGAGGAGGAGAGGACATCTGAGCCGGTGGGCTTCCAGACGTAGCTGTCGCCCGCCACGAAATCGTGTGAGACGCTGTCCGTGAGCATTGCATCCAGATCGCGAAGGCGCCGGTTTACACCCTTCCAGAGATTCCCCGGCGTGTTCCCGAGAGAGGCGAGCTGAAGGTTGTTTGACGGCATGAGCCTCTCCCTACTGCGAGAACACCATGCTCACGGCGAAATCTCCCGGAGTACCGACGAAGGCATTGACGGTGAGCCTGAGGTCTTCGTCGGTACTCATCTCGTAATAATCGCCCGTTGGGTTGATGTATGAACTCATGTAACCGCTTGATGCTGCGAACTCGACGTACCCGATATTCGTTCCCGCGCCGGAGCCTACCAACACGTCCCATTTAACAAGGATTCCTCCGATGGTAAACGCCACCCCCACCCATGATTCCCGGGAGGTCGCTGCTTGTACGTCCTCATAAATCCGCACCGGATACGGCGCCCGCCATCCCATGGCGATAGCCCCAACGGCCGGAATCGTACCCTGAAGGAACAGGGGGACGAGCAGTTTTGAGTTCACTCGACGGACGTCCGTTCCGTCGCAATACAATTCCTCTGAGCACATCGACCGGATTTCCACCGTGACCGCTGCTCCCGCCGCCGCAGAACACACGACCGCCAACGCCCGATGCCCGTCGTTGCGAACAATGAACTTTCCATTCTTAACCGCCGGAAAGGTAAGCGTGTTTTTTACGGGCGCTCCGCCGGTAAATCCCACGGCATCCGTAATGATATAGACCGCGTATCGAGTAGCATCCGACGACGTCACGGTGATTGCCTGCGAATCGCCAGACGTGAAATTGATCGTCAAGATCTCCGTGAGCTTCGCGTCGATCTCCGCGTTCGTGTCGTTCACGGTCTGGTACTTATTGTTCTGTGACCCAAGCATCTGAGTCAGAGACAGATTAGAAGACATTGAGCTTCACCTCCACTTTCCTCGCGAATCCCCGCCCGACCTGCGAGGAGAGTTGAAATACCTTCACCCATATACTGCCGACGCCCGCCGGGATTCCGTCCGTCGTCTGGTCGCTTATGGAATAATTATAGCGGTTCTGCTCGATGGATTCCGAGTCGATCGTACGAACGAGCGTTCCCTCCGGGTAGTAGATCTCGATTTCATATACCTCAACATCTTCGTAGAGCGGCGCCTCCGGGGTTCCGTCCAGCCAATCGCCCCGGCATCGAGTCCTCCGTTGCCACGTCAAGACGATGTCGCCGATCCCGCGAGCGCCGGAGACGATCTCCTCGATGTCGCCGAGCGTGTCCCACGTCCAGAGATCGGTCACGCGGTGGCCACGAACAGCGCATGGAGCATAGGGCATGAGTGAACGGCCGATCGGGATGATATGGATTTCGTTCGCGTCGTCAAGAGCCTGATCGAACGCCACGACCTTCAGGGTCAGCTCTTGCCCGAGTCGTTCGAGCGGGACTTGGATCATCGCCGGGAACTGAGCATTCGTTCCATCCTCGGACCACTCAGCAAGAAAAATCGTTGAGCCGACGGGCGCGATTTCATCCATCGCATCTGACGTTCCACGAAGCGCTCTAGATAAATGGCTTAAATTAACGACGGGGTTGATTCCGTAAGAATAATCTGCGCCAACGATCTCACAGAGACCGGACGGGTGAATACAATAAACCCAATAGGAGTAACCGTTTTTATACGATACGACGGGTGGCCCGGATTCTGGGGCTGTCCCGATCTGGAGTTGGTAATAAAGACCTATCAGCCCGGTCTGTGAATATTCACTGAAATTCGGCGGGAAAAATGTGAATCGTGTCCGCCCCCACATGAACTCTTTCGTCACACGCCCCACGATCTCATAATTCCCATTCTCGTCGGCGAGCCAGATCGTTGCACCGATAAACGGGAGGTCGTCCTCTCGCACCCGGGAGACGAACACCGCGAGGTTGAACACCGTTCGATCACGAGGCTCGAACTGATCATGCGGCGTCGGCATATCCACTACCTGAACCATGAGGTCGGGGAACGCCGCCGCTTCCTGCTGAGGGAACCCATCCCCCATGTAGGCCGTCGAAGCGTCCGTGTACTGCGCGGTTGCCTGCGCCACCCCGTCGTAGTCGATCTGCTTCGACGCGCCAAGCGCCTCCCGCACGATTCGCGAGGTGTAAATCGTCCCGTCGTCGAGCGTCACGGTTACCACGTCACCAATGTCGAGGGCAATCCTTTGCCACGGAAGTGAGAAGCGGTGCGTCTCCCGCTCTGTCCAGATTCCGTTCAGGATCTTCTCCGCCTGCTGCCTCGCGAAGTCCGGGTTCATCACCAGCGCGATGTCGTGGGTTGCCGCTTCGTTTGATCGCATCGAGGGAACCGGGCTGAGAATCCGCGCCGCTCGAACGTTCGCCGTGTGGTAATCCGCGTTCGCGTCAATGAAGTTCAGCGTCATCTCGCGGGGAAGAGAGAGGTCATCGAGGCGCGTCTCGGAGAATCCTGAGGTCTGATCCCCGGATTGCTCGCAGAGATCGGACTCCATCAGAGAAAGAACCGGCGTCGCCGTTCGCTGGATGTACTTGATCTTCCCGTCGGATTCCACGGCGTCGAAAAGATAGACCGCCGCGAGGTCTTCCATCACCGCCCGGGCTGTAGTTGAGCGCGTGATTTCGTATCCGAGAATACCGAGAGATGCCACGCCAGTTGTATCGTAGTCCGAGGCAGCAAGACCGCACCGAGAGGAAAGATCAGCGAGAACGGAATCGAGCGAGACGGCAGGAATTTCATGACGCAAGATAGGGAAGCGAACAAGCCCGCCAGAGGAGGCTGGCGCATAAATGGACCATTGAAGGCCGTGATACATTCCGGCACCGTCCGGCGCCGTGCTCCCGTAGACCACACCGTCCATCTCAACCTCTCCGGTTGCATTGGAGACTGTGTATATCCGGTTGCCCACAATATAGGCGTAGACCTTGTCATATCCGTGATCTAAGAACGGGTTCGCATAGGCTGTCGGGAGTTCGGCTAGGTTCGTTGCCCGCCACGAAACGGTATCTGTTACCGGGTCGTATTTCAGGATGACCTTTCCCGACCCCCCGGTTTCGTCTTCTACGCTGAAGATAATCATCTCACCAAACGGGTCGAACCTAGCCCCGTTTCCTGCTGACACGAAACGAACCGCGCCGGGGACAAGAGATGCGGGCGTTTTCGTGGCGACAAGAACCGGGTCGGAGACCGTATCCGTGAGCGCGTCGACGTCGATTCGATAGAGGTAGATTGAGCCGCCATCCGCCCCGAGAGAATAGTTCGGCCCGGTCAGGATATAGGCCGAACGTGTCTGCGTTGTTGTCCCGTCATATGTAGACGGCCCTCGAATCAGAGCGAGGATCTTCGTGCCTGAGAATACCGAGGGATACCAATCGTCAACCGAGGTCCAGAGAACCGAGAGGTCCGCCTTGAGGACGCCGACCGCCATTCCTTTGTACCCGGTCCCGCCTGCGCCGGTGACGATGTAGTTCGAGGCACCCCAGTAATCGTTGATCGTTCCGTCCGTCAGCGCGAAGTGCATCGGCGGTTCGAGATACCATTTCCCGCCAGAGTATGAGAAGCCATAGCTCGCCGCCGAGTTCTCCCCCACCCGGGCAATCTCTTGCATCGTGACGTGATCGACGCGGACGATGGGAACGCAGACATCTCCGCTCCCGTTGTCTCCAAGCACGACCAGAATATCCTGATTGTTCAGGAGGGCAAGAGGTGCCTCATCGTGCATCTTCTGGCCGAAGCCCATGTCGTTGCAGCTATAGCCGCCGGTCTCCGTCAGCGTCGGCGTGGGGAGGGTCATGTCCGCGTTCAGGTCGATCTTGCGAAGCCCGGTTTTCGCGGTGTTCCCCGAGGGGAGAAGCACCTGTAGATAGCCGGTTGTCCCGCTTGGCTGATTCCCAACCGTTATCGCAATCTTCTTCGTGTCGTAGGCGTCCGTGTCGAACGGACTTCCCTCCGCAGCCGTGATCAGATCCGTTGTGATCGTCTGCGTCCCGTCCGAGTAGGAGTAGGCGATTTCCGCCTCGATCGAGGGCTTCCGGTTTCCGAACTTCTCCAAGTGGAGCATATCGAGAACGGCGTAGACGGTCCCGCGAAACGCGGGCGCCCGATTCGCCGGGACATCCGCCTGAATATCCGGGTCCACGGCTTGTGTTGCTGATCCGGTGTAGAGTCTCGGCCCGGCACCGGCGCCCGGCCAGACGACGGAAGAACGGTGAAGTGCGTCATAGATCAATTTCCCATCTGCCCATATTCGGATAATCTTTCCGTCTGTCGCCTCGCCGAAAGCAATTGCGGCGGTCCAATAGTACTCATACCATTCGTAGACGACACGATCGCGTGTCTCCGAAAGCCGCACCGCCATGATTCCATCATTCCCGCTCTGCTCCCAGATCACCGTTCCGGGAACCCGAAAGCCCCCATAGCCGAAAGGTCGCGCCCTTCCGTATGAGCTGCTCATCGCGCCAAGGTCGGTCAGCTTCGATGCCGTCTGACGGTCTTGCCGGTGGTCGTAAAGCCACTTGGAGTCAACCCAGCTTCCGATGTACGACCCGACGGCCGTTGCTGCCGCCGTCGCGACCACTCCGGCTTCGTAGTGCGCCGCGATCGCCGACCCCGCCGCCATGAACGCTACCGTAGCCATCAGAACGCCTCTCTGAAGCGGAACGTATTCCGCCACCGATAAAGCCACGGGCCACCGAGCCGAACCTCGACGACGCGGCCCGTCACATCACACGCATGAATGAAGCTGTCGATGCCGCGGCTCCGGGTCGCGATTCCAAGATGCGAAGAGAACGGCCCGTAAGAGAACAGAAGAAGGTCGCCCGGCTGAACATCGCTCCGGTCGATCACATCGCAGCACTCGCGGATGCGCTCGATATGAGTCTTCTGGTCTCGGCCGTACCGTGAAAGATCCTCGGGGTGAAGTAGACCGGCGGAGTCGCAGACCCGAGCGACAAGACCGGCGCAATCGAGCGGGTTCCCCTTCGGGTGACCCCGAAACGTGCAAGGTTCCCCCACAAGACCCCGAGCCGCCGCTACGATGGCATCCCGGTCGATCATATCGTCTGCGGTCCCGTCGTCATCAGAGAGTCTCCGCCGGGGATGTACGGTTCCCCGCGAAAGTTGATGTCGTTCGCGAACGTGTCGCCGCAGGTCGCGAGCTTCTTGTCGCAGCCACGATAAAGGCGGAGCTGTTGCCCCGGATAAACCGTCTGCGGCGTGGCCCGATACAGCTCGATCTGTCCGACCTCCGGCGAGCCAGACCACGAAAGCGTCCACGTCTTGACCTCGAAAGCGTTCGCGAGGTTCGTCGGGCCGGTCTCGAAGACGATGGCACCGGAATCGAACCATCCCGTCACGGCCCGGTCTTCTTCGACGCGGATCGTGAAGTTCTCGCCGTCGATCACCGTTTCCACTTCTGCGTCGCGCATCCATGAATCCCGGCAGGTCAGAACCGCCGTCCCGTCTGTCGTCGTATTCCCGACCGTCGTATCGTAGGTCGGCTGAGTTCCTGCCGTTGTTCCCGCCGTGGTCACTTCGTAGATTCTGTTCTCGTAAAGCCGCTGGCTGGAGAAGGCTGCCGAGGTAACTTGAACGGCCAGCTCTACCTTGTCAAAACACGAATTGATTTCCGAGCCGGAATACAGAAAGACCATCAGCCGGATGCGGATATACCGTGTGTTCGCCGGAACTGCCTTGAGCGCAACCCCGCGGAAAAACCATGTCCCGGTTGGCGTGATCACCTCTTCACCGGAATCGTAACAGGTGCTGATCACGGTCTTCGACGAATCGAGGAATTCCACGAGAACGCGGCCCTTGTCCGAGGCCGCATTGTTCGCACGATAAACAGCGAATTGATTTACCCGGGCATTCCCGGCGTCGATGTCCGCCGCCAGAAGACCGGCGTTCAGGAGGTCCACGTCCTGATAGCACTCGCCGTCGCCCGCGCTTCCACCCATCAGATATTGCGTGTGGTCGTAAGCCGAAAGGCCGGAATAGGTATCGCGCAAAGCGAACTCGATCCCGGTCGGGATGATCCACCCTGTTAGCGCCGAACCGTCTCCGGCGCCGGTTATCACCCCGGTCGTTCCGATCTCGAAAGTAGGATTCTGCGCGAGGTTATCCCAGATGCGCGGAGACGTAGGTGAGAGCGTGGCCACCCGGTAGTACTCTCCAATCGCAACCGCCGCACTCCGGCCAAGAACGGCCGGACGAAGCGGAATCGAGCAAGCGGAATCGCCGAGATCGGCGCGGCACGTCGCCTGATAGGTCTGCGTGATTCCCTGATCGAGCCGGGCGAGCTTCGATACGAATGCCGCCACGAAGGTCCCGTCGTCGGTCATCGTGATTTCGCCGACATATCCCTCCTTCAGTATGATCTCGCCGTCTGAAGGAGATGCCCAGTTCACAAGCGCGATCTTCACCGTCGCACCGTCATAGACCCCGCCGCGAAGATCCGCCGCGGTGATCTCATCCGCCGAAAGAATACCTGCGATGTCCGCATTACCCGCCGCGAAAGAGGCTGCTGATTCGAGCGCGGAAACATCGAAGCCGCTCGCCGCCGCGAACGTCTGTCCGCCGAAAACGATATCCAAGTCGTGGTCGGTGTAGCGCATGATCGTTCCGTCTGTACGTGTGATCGTATATAGGCGCGACACCGTTGTCGTCGTCTGCGTGAGATGCGTGGCCAGAGCAGAGGGAACCGTTTTCAATCGACCCTTACCTCCCGAATCTTCACATTCGGAATCCCCGCGTAACCGGGGAGGAACATCTCATTGTCCCATTCATCCATTGCGAATCGAACGACATGGTCGAACTCGCAGACGATCCCGACCGACACGCTCGATCCCGGCGCCACGACGAAGGTGATGATCCCTGTCGCCGCGTCCATGGAGTAGTCGCCCGGCTCCGCCTTCGGCGTTCCGCCGACGTAGACCGTATAGGTTCCGGCGACGATCTTCGTGATGGTCTTCTCGTAGGTATAGCCGCCGGAGGCGTACCGCTTCACGACCTGAAAGGTCTTGTTCGAGCCGTCCCCCGTCCCGATTTCCTGCGGCGAGCTTCCGCCACCGTCCGGGATCTCGTAGTCGCCGTGATCTTTGAAACGGAACGAATGCGCCTGTCCCTGCCGGGCCATGAAGAAGTCGCGAACGGCGTATCGCTGCTCGATCAGGTTCTCGCCGAAGCCGATGTCCCATTCTCCCCGCGTCTGGCTCCACTCGATATTCCGTTTCTCGTATCCACCGCGAAGCGAGATCACCGTCGTCTTGAAACGCGGCCCGCCGACTGCTCCAAGCTCAACCGCCGTCGGAAGCTGTACATCGTGAAAGGCCATGCTATCCTGTCCTCCTCATTGCGCGGCGCATCGCCGTTTCATATCGCGCCGCAATCTGGCTCGAACTCCGCCGGAACTCGTCCGCCCGAATCGGGTTCTGGACGATGATCGTAACACCGGCGCCCGCTTTGCCGCGAGAAGAGGCTGGTTCGACCGTGACCCTCTCCCCGGGCGTGGCGCGGAAGGCGACGAGCTGGCTGTCTGTTCCCCCGGCGCCGCCGACCGAGAAGCTCCCACCGGAAGCGAAGGCGGGCATATTCGGGTCGAGGCCGACGGGGGCGCTCGGTGTGAACGACGCACCCCCTCCGCCTCCTCCGCCCGCCGAGGAGCCACCCGAGAAGAGCCATCCCATGAGCGGCTGCAAAACCCTCGTCTCGTAGATGATTCTCGCGGCCGATGCCGCGACTGATCGGGCGAGGTCTCCCCATGCGATTTTCCCCGTTTCCGCCATCTGCGAGAAGGCGTCCCCCATCGAGCGAAGGGCGCTCTCCGTGATCCGCGCTGTATCCGTCATCGTCTGTCCGTAAGTTCTCGCGAAGTCGCCCATTCGACGGAAGGAAGATCCCGACTTCGTAACGGCCTCCGTGGCGTCTCCGTCCTCTCCGGTTTTGAGCGTGAAGACCTTCTTCGCTCTGTGCGCCGATCTCCCGGCTCCGCGCCTCCCATCCTGAAACGGCCCCATCATTGCGGCCTCAAGCGCCGCCCTCCTATCCTGCCACGCCTTGAGATTCCGCTCGGCCGGAGAAGACCAATCCATTCCGTTGACGAAGTTCTCCCAGTGTGTTTTCATGTCCGATTCAAACGCAGCACCCGTTGCATCCAGCCCCTTGCGTAACTCCGTTCCGGCGTTCTGCATCCCCGCCGCGATGATCCCCGGGATCTCTTCCCATCTTGCAAAGATAGCCGCTTGAAAAATATCAGCCACTATCTGAACGTGGCGAGCAAGCCAAGGAATGAAGTCGATGAAGAAAGCCCGCGCCATGTCAAAGAAGAACGTGAACGTGGACTTCGCGGCCCACTTGATAAACTCCCAAGCGTTTTTAGCAAGTGCGACGAATTCGCCCCAGAACGACTGCCATTGCGTGAGATCGGGCGGCCGGAATGACTGAAGTCCGGTGTTGATCGCGTCTTGCAGCCTCGCCTCGAAGGCATCAACGTCCGCAGCTCCGGCATTCAGATCATCAAGAAGATCCCGTATCTCCCCGGCAACCGTTCCGATGATTGAGAAGAGATCGGAAAAGATCAGCCAGACCACGCCGAAAGTATCCTTTGTCCACTCAGCGAACGTGAGCAGGTTATCCCGGTTCACTCGAATCCACTCTGTGAAATCCTGTACCGAACCCTGAAGCCCGTCGCCGAAGGAATTGAAGATGTCCAGCGAAACCGACTCCACCACCGACTTCAGCGTCTTGAATGACCCGGAGAGCGTGGAACGCATCTTGTCCGCCAGAGTCTCCGCCTCCCCGCCGACGTTGGCGAGCGTGTCCTGAAAGTCCTTCGTCTCCTTCGTCGCGTTCTGAATCACGAGCGCCGCCGTCCCGGCCCGAATACCGAACAGCTTCATCACGTCGGCCGGACTCGCGCCCATCTTCGTGAGGTCGTCCATCACGTCAACTAGATCGCCGCTCTCCAGATTGAACTTCCGCGCCACCTCCTGCGCCTTCTGAATCGCCATCGCGAGCTGCGTCCCCGCCATGCTTCCTTGAATACCGGCATTGCCGAGCATACCGATCAGCCCGGCCGTCTCCTCGATGGAATAGCCGAACGCTTTGGCCCGGGGGGCCACGTACTTGAACGACTCCGCCATCATTTCCATATTGGTGTTCGACCGGGTGATCGTACCGACGAATACGTCGTTCACCCTGCTAAGCTCTTCGACCGGGAGGCCCATTGCCGTCAGGGCGTTCGAGGCAATATCGGAAGCGCGACCGAGTTCGATCCCCCCGGCCGTTGCGAGATCGAGGACGCCGGGAAGCGCCGTGATCGCCTTCGACGCCTGAAACCCTGCCATACCGAGAAACTTCAGCCCCTCGCCCGCCTGAGACGCGGTGAACTCCGTCGTCGCGCCCATCTTCCTTGCTTCTTCTGTGAGCGCGGCGAACTCGCCCTTTGTCGCCCGCATCACGCCACCAACCGTAGTCATGGTCTGCTGGAAGTCCGCGCCCGTCTTCGCGATCTTTGCGAATATCACCAGCCCGGCGGCACCACCGGCGAGGCCGACCATTGCCCCGGTCGTCGAGACGATCGCCGCCGTCAGACCCTTCATCGCCGTGGCGCCGGTCGTCGCGAACCGGGTGATTTGCGCTTTCGCCAGAGCGGTCCCCGCGACGAGTCCCTTTGTGTCGGCGCCGATATGAGCGGTGAGAGTTCCAATGCTGGCCACTTACTCGCCCCCTTCTTTCATCTTTCCCATCATGACCCGCTTCACGTCATCCGCCACGCGCTCGCCCTTCGGCCGGAAGTCAGGATCTTCAGGAACGAACATATCCGCCGTCATTCTCCGGGCGCTCTTCCCGGACATCATGTTGACCACTGCCGAAGCGACGATCCCTGCTCTGTGATACGCCACCCTTTCGCCCCACGGTTCCAGACTGTAAAACGCCATCCATTCCGTAATCTGCCTGCTTGTCAGTCTCCCGACAAGCTCGTCGGGGTGAGCGCACCCGAGTCGGAGACAGAGCCGGAAGAGGAACCGCCGGAAAGCGTTTCGGGTGAGTTTCCCATCTCTTCCTCGACGGCCGGAAGTCCCATACCCGAGAGGCGCCGGGCTGTGTCGAAGATCCGGTCGAGCGCCGCCGCCGACTTCCCGCCCAGCTTCCCGCTGTCGGCCGGAGTGAACAGAAGATTTCCCGCGTCATCTACGCAGGTCATCGTGGCGATTCGTGCGCGGATATTCACCAGCGCTGCGCCGTTCTGCTGTGCAGCAGCGAAATCCTTCTCCACCGAATCCCGTTGCGATCCGGTTAGCTCCTGAACCCAGACACTCCCACCCCATTCGGGGACTTCAACGCACTCCCGCTTCAAGTCCTTCGAGGAGAGAATCGAGTCTTTGGTTAAGACCTTCTTTTCCATTACCGAATCCCTTTCTTTACGAGGAAACCGTAACCTGTCCGTCGACCTTGATCTTCACCGTGGTGGTGATCTTATCGTCCGGTACGATATTGAGCGGAAGCTCTGTGACGAGGCCCGCGAAATCGAACTGCGTCCCGTAAGTATCGGGAAGCGTGATCCGGTAGTTCTTCGATGCGGTCGCCTCGAAGTCCAGCTTCATCTGCTCATATCCCGCATACGTGAAGTTCATTTCCAGCGTCACATCGCCGCCATCCCGGAACCCGCGAATGAACGTCCGGTATCCGCCGGTCGTGTCCAGACTCGTCGTGTCGATGAAGTCAGCCGTCATCGTCGGCCCGGAAATCGAATTGATCTCCGCGATGGCCGTGTACGCCGAACCCGAATCATCCTGACGCGCAAAAATCGTTCCCACTCCAGAGATTGCACTACTCATTATCTCTCACCTCCTATCATCCGTTCGTCCTGTGCGCCGTGAAGTTCACGGAAAACATCGGACGGTTCTTCTCATCTCTCCCGATAAACAGAACGTCGCCCTTCGGCCAGATCGCCAGATACCGCGCCGAGTTCTTCGTCTGGTTTACTATGCCCTTGAGATAATCGCGAATCGCCTGACCCCGCATCTGCGCGGCTCGATAGGCGCCCTTATCTCCCCTGATTCTTACCTGAACCGAAGGACGCTCATAGGTGTAATCCATCTCAATCCCATCTCCGCCCGAATCGTACACCCCGACCACGGCGTCCGGAGAGTCCGGCGTATACCCGACGAAGAGATCCGTCCCGAACGTGAGTGCGAGGCTGCTATCGTCGAGCAGGAAGTCTTTGATGTCTTCACTCGGCGGATTCATTACCTTACCCTCGCCAGAGCTTGAATAATCTGAAGCACCCGCTTCCTCTCTTGGATCATCGCCGTTTCAAGGAACTTCCACTGCCCGTGCGGATTTTCGCTCGTATAGTGCTTGTCGATCTCGTGAACGAACACCGCGTAGGCCGCCGTATAGCCGATTTCTGCTGCCGGGCCGTTCGCCTGATCTTTTACGATCGTGTATGCGGAGTTCTGGAGGTGGCCCGTCTTCTTCGGCGTGATCAAGAGGGACCTCCCCTTGACATGAAGAGCCGCTGCCCGAACTCCCGCTTTCGTCCGCCCTTTGATCCCGCGTACCTTTGCATTCAGTGTCGCGATCATTCGGCTCCGCCCAGTTATCGCAAACGTCCCGCCGCTCATACCAACATCACCGCCTTCACCGTCCGCGTCGCGTCCGTCGTCGAGGGCGTCTCCATGATCGCCTTGACCTCGTAGGCCGTTGCAACCTGAGCCGGGTCGACGCCTTGCGCGGAATCGAGCGCAGAGAGAGAGCCGAGGTACAGATAGTCCCCGAGCGCGATTGTCCCGGCATGATACACCGTCGCCCGGGCGGTCACCTCTTCGCCGTTCTGGTCGAGGATCACAACCGACTTCTCCTGCCAGCGAACCGAGATTTCCACTCCGGCGGAAAACGTCTTCACTCCGAAACCGCTCACACCGGAGTACACCCAATGCACCGCCGTCTGTCGATAGGCGCCCGAGGGCCACCCTGAACGGCTAGGCGTCATTCGGAACTCCCATCACCTCGAACTTCGCGGAGGTCGCCCCACCGTTCAGCGAAGCGAACTTCCCTTGGAAGTCCAGAATCATCACCTGCTGTCCATAGGCCGTGAATTCCAGCCCTTTGCCGCTCTTCCCGTGATAAGTGGTCGCCGCGTCTCCGATCTTCTCCTGAGCGATCTGAGGGTCTCTCACGGAGGCGAAGTGAGCCGCGAGCCACATCTCGATTTTCGCGAGGAGGGCGGAATCATAATCCGCATCGGAGCCGACGAGCTTCGTCACGATCACGTTGGACGTTTCGAGAAACGGCGTGATCTGCTCTTCGGTCAGCGACGTATCCATGATGCTGAGAACTTCGGCCTCGGTCACTCGATTGCTCATGTTCCTGTCTCCACGGAGGAGGAGGCGCCGAACACCCCGCTCGCCCAAAGTGCCGGGGAAAGCGCATCATTCGCCCGGTCGTCATCCCACGTCATACCGAGATCCGTCACCAGTCGCTTCGCCGCGTCGAGCTTTCCGGAGAACATCCGCCCCGGCCAACATTCCAGCGACAGGCTGGCCGCCTTCGCGATTTCCTCGAAGCGATCCGTGTAGCTGTTCGCCCACGCCGGAATGTCGCCGACAGCGTCGCGGATGTATCGTGTTGCCATGCACGAGGCGATCACGTTCTTCTCGTCGCGCCGGACGATCACCCAGCGAGACGCGGGGAACGCTTCCAGCCAGACGGGCCACGCGAGACTGGCGTCTCCGCCCCAGTAGATCCACGGGCCGCCTTCATAGCCGTGGCCGTGCAGATAGTGGAGCATCCGCCTCCGCCATACCGGCGCGACCGCTGACGCAACCGACCGAGATCGTTCAACGGCTCCGCCTGTCACCCCCCGCCCGGTCGGCGCTTCCCGTATCCCACGAAAGTACGGGCGGATGATCCGGTCCCGAAGCTCCGCGTTTGGCCCGTGCTTGTCGTCCGTCTCCGAGTCCCCGGGCCACGCACCGAACGCTCGGAGGAGGGAGGCAACGATCCCGATTCCCGAGCGCGGAATCCCCGTCACGATGATCGGCTCTTCGTGTCCCGCAAATCGATTGATGTTGTAATCACCCACGCTCATTGCTTCCTGTGCGAGAGGTGAAGAGCCACGGCTCGCCCGACAAAACAGAAGTGAACCCCGCGTCTACTAAGGCGGTTCGCAAGGTCTTCATCACTTCGTCCGGGGAGGCTTTCGTCGTACCCGCCGACAGCGTCGAAATCTTCGCGGTGGATCGCCCCGAGGAAGAGGAACGGCGCCATCCGCTCGACGCCGGTATACAAGCGCAACCGCGCCGGGCCGACCAGCGGAACCGGGAGCCGATCGCCGTTCGTCTCGGGTGAGAACACATTCGCATCTTCCTCGATCGCGTATGCCTCCGGCTCTGCAAGGATCGCTTTGAGTTCCCGCGGGCCACCGTCGAAGACGCGAGCGAGAGCCACCGTCCCCGGAGCGCAATGCTCCAGAAGCGGGTCGACGCAGTTCGCAACATGGCAAACCTCCCCGCCTTGCTCGATCACGACGTCCGAAGACGCGATCGAGTGACCGATGTTGAACACGGCGCCGGGATTCCGTCGATAGGCGCCGTCTCTTTCCAACCGCCGGAACGTGCCGCCGGGGAACCGCGAACGGAATCGAGCGAGAACCTCCGGCGTTCCGTCGGTCGAGGCGTCGTCCACCACCACCGTCTCGACGCCGTCATATTTTCCGGCGATCGAGGATAGCCCGGCGGAAAGCTGCCGGTAACGGTTGCGCGTTGCGATCACGATAGATGCCCTCATCACACGAACTCCCTGTGGTTGACCGGCTCCGTCATGATCTCAAGCGCCGCATTGTACTGGTCATAGTAGCACCGAGAACAGATCGAGCCGTTGAAGTTCTCGCCGTTCTCCCAGAGCCGAACCATGTCCCGCCAATGTCCGAGCCGCATCCTTTCGTTCACGTCTCGCGGCGCCTCCTCGATCGCATACTGAGCGCCGCAACAAGGGTAGAGGTAGCCGTCTGCCGCGATGACCGGCTTCAGCAAACTGATCAGACACTTCTCCCGGCCCTTCGCGTAGACCTTTCGCCCCTGATAGATCACAAGGTCGCTGCCGGGGAGACCCTCGATCTCTTCCATGACCCCGTCCATGTCCGGCACCCGATCCAGATCAAGGAGGTCTGAGACGATCCGAACGTGCGTGAAGCCATGCGCACCGGCGAACCGAACCGCTTTCCTGAGCCGCGCCATGTCCGGCTTCGCCGTCAGGACATAGCTGAACGCCCAGTCGATTTCGGGATGCGCTTTCACGCTTACAGACATTCGCTCATAGTATTCATCCGAGGCATCCATCTCGTCCGACCGCGATACGCGGAGCCATGTCACGCCCTTCGACTTGAGACGGTGAAGGAGGTTTCCGTTGCTGACCAGACCGACAACCAGCCCAAGGTCGTTCGCCGCGGCGATCGTCTCGTCGAGGTGCGGGTAGAGCATCGGCTCGCCTCCGCCGCTGATCGTGACGGCGCGGGTTCCGAGATAGGCGAGCGTTCCGAGGAGATCCTCCATCTCGTTCCACGCCATGCGGACCGTGTTCTTCCGGTCGGCGCAGGAGCAGAACGAACAGGAAAGATCGCAGGCGTTCGTCGGGTAGAGCTGCGCGTGGTACGGGACGATCCGGCCGTCTTTGTTCATCGGCCAGACCTTCAGGAGCTTGGCCGGAAACGTCCCCGCAACAGAGTACGATTCCACCCGGTGCTTTTCATCCTGCGTCTGCATCGTCGCCCTCCTCCTCGTCCCGATTCCAGACGGCATAAAGCATTCGCTTTGCCATCTTCCGCATCATCGTGGAGATGGCGAACTCGGCGTTCTCCAGCTCGGCCCGTGTCCAGCCGGATTGATGCTTCTGAAACTCGTTCACCATGCGGGGAACACCGTACACCCTTTGAACGGCCGAGGCGGATTCTTCCGGCGTCTGCTTTCTGAATCCCTCCGGGGTGTAGAGAATGACGCGACGCCGCGCAACCTGCTTCGCCGCTTCGAGAAGGCGATCCCCCTCGCGCTTCCGAAGATGCTCGATCACGTCGATCAGCAGAACCAAGTCAAAGGAACCGGGCTTTTGCCGCGCACACCAGTTGATGGCGTCCTCGCAGTAGAACCGCGCTTCGTTGTCCTTGACGTACCGGAGATAGGGTTCGTAGATCTCGACACCGACGCGGCGAGGAACGATATTTCTGATGGCGTGGAGATACTCCCCGAACATCGCACCAAGCTCCACGACGGAATCGAAACCCTCAGCGTCGCGCTGGACCATACGGGCAAGTTCAGCGTCCATGGTTCCCCCCCCAATGCTCGATCATCCACGGCAAGAGGGAAACACCGCGAGGCCGTGGGGTTCCGTGAAAGCAGATTACCCGCGCATCTTCAGGCAGCTTGTTCCGCTTCGGCCGGACGTCATACTTGTAGCTGTAGATCCCGCTGAACGAATCCTGAATCAGCTGGAAGCCGTCGCGAATCTGAAACTCTTCATACTGCTTCACGAACCACTCCTGATCTCCGCGAACCTTCCCGTCTCGCATGATCATCTGCGGCGTCGTCTGAACCGTGCCGCCGAAGTATTGAGGCTCGTCGAGAAGATCCTCCTCGAAGAGCGGGAGAATCCAGTCCGGATTGTAGCCGTCCGGGCAGACGATCATGCCCGTCTGGATCGGCGGGCGGGGCTTGAAGCCCTTCAGGAACGCAAGATTGCCTTCGATCTGAAGGAGCTTCGCGATCGGCCCGACGATCACGGTGTCGAGGTCGAAGTAAACCCACGGCCCCGGAAGACGGAACAGCTCCATCTTCGCCCACCATCCGCGCCACCCGTTCCGAAGCTCGATCACGTCGTCCACGAGAGAGCGGTCGAAAGCCGCCGGGTGCGCGTCAGTCAGAACGGTGAAGCGGTGCGGCTCGTCTCCCATCCCCCGCCGCACCTGAGTCGCCAGCCGGTGGACGTCGTCCACGATAAAGCGCCGCCGCCGGGAGGTTCGGTAGACGCAGAGGATTCGAGGGATCGCGCTCATAGCCCACCTCCCCCGGCTTCCAGCGGGCGCGTTTGCGGCGATTTCTCCGCCTCGCCGCCCGTTTCTACCGCCTCGGCCCCGTTTTCGTCGCCGTGGGCGCCGCTGCGTGTCTGGTGAGCTTCCTGCCGGGGGGGGTAGGTCTCTTCCGGCGAGACGACCGGAAACTCCGTCAAGCCGCTTCCCGGGGTCGCGTTCGTACAGGAAATCTTCAGCCGGGCAAGATCGCGGGCGACCGCAGGGAACGGCACCAGAAAGCTCCGATACGGGTTCTTGGCCGGGGGCGCCGGAGTCTTCGCCTTCTCCTCGTGCCAGTTACAGTACTCATCGACCCGTCGCATATCGAAGCCGTACAGAACGATGTCTGTCGCCCCAAGGTGGACGGCGAGATTGATCGCACATGCACCCGAAGAGGTGTTCCATACGAGGACGCCCCGATCGCTCGAAATCCCCGGCGGCGAGTTCCGCTTTCGGACGATACGAATACCCGGGTCGCTGAACGCTGGCTCCGCCTCGCAGGTGGAGACCTTCATCCCGGAGAAGTCCCGGAGCCGCTCGCCGTAATCCATGTAGAACGCCTTGTCGTTGAAGAACATGACATCCGCCCACGGCGCCGCCATGAAGGCGTGGTTGACCGCGATGACGTGCTGGCCCTTCAGGCGGGAGAGGTCCACCTGATTCAGCCCCGGACCTCCGCCGAGAATATAGCAGCGGGCGTTCTCCCACAGCTTCGGCACGACCCAGAAGCCATCGTTCCGCGCTCTCACGCCCCGCCTCCTTTCGCCGCAGCCTCCTCGATCGTCGCCTCCGCTTCTTCCCGTGTCAGCGTCTCCCCCACCGTTTCGCCGGTCGTGAGATTGACCACGTCGAATGCTCTCTGATCTCTTCGACCCGGAACAATGCGGAACTCGCCCGCCTCTGTCACGGGCCGCGCCGCGTCTTCTTCGGTGGTGGTTCCGCCGACAATCGCCTCCGCCTCTTCCTTCGTCAGCGGTACGTCGTTCACTCGGCCGCCCTCGGGATTGATCACATCCCACCGTCCGTACTTCGCCGGACGCGCGATCAGACCGACGCGGGGCTGCGGGGGCGGCGGATCGGGGTCAAGCTGCTCGAACTTGTCGATCGCGCCGCCCAGCTCTTTCTTCTCGCATTTCACAATCTGCCCCGGGATGACTGTCTCCCCCGAACGCAGACGGTGTCGACCCATCCCTTCTTTCATCCGAAACCGCATCTTCTCCCCCTTGTTAACAGGTCGGCATGGTTAGCCCGATTCCTGTGAGATTCCGATCTACGACAGGTGAACGATCCCGCTGTTGCCGTCCTGATCCGCACGGATCTGCGGAACGATGATCGACATCACCTTGAAGTGGTTGACCAGACCACCCTTGACTTCCCATTCGACCGTGGTGGGATTCAGGCCGATCACGACCCGAGAGGTCTCCGGCACGAACTCGGCGAGGACAACGTTGTCCGCCGTGAGGCGATCCGCCGTCTTCACGTCGATGATGCCCTCGGTCTCGCGGAGACGCTGACGAATCGTCATGTCGCCATTCGCCTTGAAGTCGTCATCGAGCGGGGCATCGTATCCGGTCGGGACATAGAGCATCCACGGCCCGTAGTGCTTCGCGTCGATGCTCGCCTGCTTCATGGCCAGAACGTCGTCGAGGATGTTGTTGCCCGTCTTCGACGAGTCATCCCACGCCGTGGAGAGCGAGACGGTATTCCGGTTCGGGTGATCGGTGTAACCGCGAACGGTTCCGCCGCCGAACGTATATGCCGAAGCGCCGTTGAAGAGCGTGTCCTCGATCTTCTCTGCGACCTTCCGCGACGCCACAGCCGCATAGGTCACGTCAAGCGGCTGGCCGAGCTGCCGTGAAGACTCCAGAACCCGGAGGTTCACCTTGAAGTCTTTGTGCGTCAGCGGGAGAGGAAGAGATTTCAGGCTGTAGGCCACCCGATCCATGTTCCCCTCGTCTTCACCGTCCATCGACATTCCAGCGTCGGTCATGTCGCTCGCGTCCTCGTACTGAAGAACGGTCGTTCCGAGACCACGCCCGCCGAGGTCGAGTACCAGACCCCGCGAAACGAGATCGCCCACTCCGACGAGCCGATCCTTCGCAATGCCGACCACGGCATCGTCGAGCGTTTTCCACTCGTCCTTTCGGAGAAGCGTGTTCGTCCGCAGGGCGTTGACGTTGAAACCGTTTGCCATAAGGCGAGACGCTACGCTTCCATAAGCGGCGCCATTCAGAATCGCATCCATGAAAATACCTCCTTTCTTTCTTCGCGTTACGCGATTTCCACGATGATGCGGCCGGACGGATCGACGCCCGAGGAGCCGCTCATGTCCACCGCTTCCGTGGCGAACCCGATGACGCTGCCGGTCACGACCAGACCGACCGAGCTGTCGGCGTCCACGACGCGGAGCGTTCCGTCTCCGGCCGATTCGAGCCACGACCCGACCGAGGCATTCTCGCCGTTGGCGAGCAGCGCATAGACGCGATCACCGGGCTTGAAGTGGCCGGTCTGAACCTGATTGTTGTCGGTGTAAGCCGTGCCGATCTCATTTCCCTGAAGATCGTCTTCGAGGGCGAAGATCGCAGCGGCCCTTCCGCCAGCGGTCGCGTGAGACTTGATCCCCGTAGAGACCAGCTCGCAGAGATGTCCCGGCGTGACCGCGCCCTCCGCGATATATTCGCGGCGAACCGGATCACCCGAAACGGTGATGGTTTTCGTTGCCATCGTCCTTTCCTCCTTTCGTGTTTACTGCGTCGCCCACGGGGACGGCGCTTCGGGAATCGCGTTCGGGTCTTCATTCGACACCGGACGGTTCCCGCGACCGCTGTAATCAGCCGGGCGCTCGACGTCCGCCAGATTCGCGATCGTCTTCAGTTCCTTCAGGCTCTTGCTTTTCAGCTCGGCCTCGGTGAACCCGTTCTTCTTGTTCGCCATCAGGGCGCTCACGACGCCCTCTTTCTCGGCGGTGTGGCGTTCCAGCGCGTCGTTCAGCACCTCGCGGATGCCATCCGGCGCCTGCTGGATATACTCTTCCGCCGTCTTCGGGGCTTCCTCCGAAGCACCATCTCCCGCCGAAGACTCGGCCACCGTCGACTCGGGATCAGAATTCGGCGTTGCTTCGTCATGCGCGGCCTCCTTCGTCTCCGGGTTCGGCTCTTCCTCTTCCGGTTTCTCCTCAGCCGGAACCGCCTGCATCTTTTCGAGCTGGTTGACCGTCATCTTCGTCAGCCAGTCCTCGTCCTCATTCGTGAACCGGGTGCATTCGCATCCGATCAGGCTCTGGACGAGTTCGTCCTTCTTCACAGCTTCTCCTCCTTTCGCGGGGTCTTCCGCGTTTGCTGTCACGGGAACGTAATCCACGGTGCGCCGAACCTCTTCGACCGCTTCAGCGATCGTTACTTTCCCGTCGTTGTCAACCGTGTAGTCGCGTTTGAAATACGCCGGGCCACCACTATCAATCGCCACGGCGCCTCCGTCGCCGGTGTTCATTTTCTCGTAAACGAAATACGAGTCGTACACCTCGGTGACGACGTGAACCGCCGTCCGGGTGTCGAGAGCGTCCACAGCCCCCTGAAGCGCGCGGCGAATCTCATTGTGGCCGATCTCCATGACGAAGTACCCGGCCTTCTGAAGCGCGACCACCATGGCATCGCGCACCATACCTCCCCCCTTTCCGTTTGCGCGCACTCCGCAGCCGTCTGCGACAGAGCACGCGCCCATTGAATGCGGTAGTAAAGCGAGATGATCGGGGCGGATGTTGCGAACTGAGGATGCGTACTGTTCGCCGTTCCATTCGCCCGGGGTTCCGTCATCGTCGGCATACAATCCGGTTGAGACCTCCATGACCTCTCCGCGCTGTAGCCGCGCCAACGCATTCGGATCATGCTCCTTCATCAACCGCTCGTCAAGCCATAGCTCGTACCGAAGCCCGCGGATGGAAGGGTCGTATGCGGCGCCGAAGATCCTTCCGACCCGGACCTTCTCCGCCACGGCCGGTTCCGCCGATGCTGAGACCGGGGCGCCGTCCCGGTTGACCGGATGATCGACGACAATCGGCTCGCCGTTCCACGCCTCCGCGAAACGCTCGATCTCCGCCGCCGGGTAGAAGACCGGCCCCTCCGAACCGGAGTGAACGCCCTCGATCAGAGCGATGCAGGGAACGACGATGTGCGCTCGCCCCTCGTAGGTCTCGTTCCGAGCCGTGTATCCCGAGACGGCCGAGCGGGCGAGTGTCTGTAGCTTCATGATTCCCTCCGTTTCAGCGGCGCGGGGCGCTTTGTGTCTTGCTCGAACAGCAACCCGCCATCCCCGTCCACCGCCGAGGTGTGCTGCCCGCCTTCCTCCCAGATCACGGCCGGTATTTCTTCGAATGCCTCGCACGCCCGGAACGCCCGGCGACGATCATAACGAGCGCAGGACATACACGCAGGCGCCGCCATTGTTGTCATTACAGCCCCCCCCTTGCCTTCCGTATCATGTCAATTGCCTCCTCGGTTTTCCTCATGATTTCACGAGCCATTGCCCGTGGTGTTTCTGAAGATGTCATTTCTGAATATGCTTCCGCGAACATCTCAAGAACATTCGTCCCGCCATATTCGGAGAGCCTCGCCCTTCGGTCGGCACTCGTCATCGTGCGTATCTCGTCCCAGAGAGTTTCCAGCTGCTTGTTCGGCAGGTTTGGGTGACCCATAATGAGGCCATCGAACTGACTCAGATACACTCCGCCCCGCTTGACCTCGACGCCGAGCGCCGTCCTATGCCGTAGCTGTCCGTAAGTAGAATCAATCACATGGCCCATTTCATGACGAATAATGGAGCGCGGGGAGTTCGCCCCCTTAGGCGCCCAGCCGTTGGCAGCATCGTTCGCCTTTGACATGCGGAGGCTGGCCTCGGCGTCTTTCCCGAACCATCGCTCGTTGAGAGAGATTCTCCGTTCGAGGCCCGACCAATGCCCGTAAGTGTTCGAGGAACTAAACGCTGATTTCCCAGCCACCCGGAAGCCTGCCATGTGATCCGCCACCTCGGGGTATTTCTTCAGGACCGCGAGATATTCCTCTACCATGTCACGAGCAATCGCCGGGCTAACCTTGTTCAGACCAGAGAACCCCTTGCGACCCTCGGAGCCCACGATCTTTCGATTGAACGGAAGATTCTTGTTCCCCCACCCTTGAAGTTTCACCGAGGTGTCGAGGTTTGCCGGAACAGACTCCGGAAGTGGATCCCCGACAACCCATTCACCAATCGGCTTCTTCTTCGGCTTCGGCGCCCGCTTCGGTTTCGCCTTCGGCGGAACAACCCGCGTCGGTGTGACCAGCTTCGGTTTCTGCATCGGAACCCGTCCGCGCTTACGTATGATCTTCGGAATCGCCACGCACCGGCAGTTCGGATGAACAGGGATCAGGCTCTCCGCCTCATCGAGTGTGTAGTCGGTCTTCTGCGCGAGGTCCCAGCAGTCCGGGCAAGCCGTCGCCGCGATCTGAAGTTCGGCCTCGACGGTGACGCGGACCTCGAAACCCTGATCGGCAATCTCCTTCTCAAGAAGTTTCATCTCGCCGATGTTGCCCTTGTGGTGCGCGGCGATCGTTTCCGTCCGTGCGATCATCCGCGCCCGGGTCTTTCCGATCACCTTGACGGTGTGGTTCAGGTCTTTGACCAGCTCCCGGGCGATCGTCCTCGGGTGCTTCCCCTCGGCGAGACCGCGAGCAAGGCCGTCCGTCAGACCGTCCGCGAGCTGTCGACGGAGACGGGCGTTCGTCACGGCGGTGACTGTCTTCAGGTCTTCATAGGTCCGCGAGTAGATCAGCCCGACGCGCTCGGCGTGGAAAGGACGGTTGAAGGCGCCCGCAATCCCGCCCAGCCCACGCTCGCGCTCCGGCGTCAGGAACTGTCCGTAGATCCCCTTCGCGCGAAGCTCGCGCCGGATCTCAGAGCGGGAGCGGAGGATGCCGCGCTGATAGGCCGTCTGGATATAGGTGTCCGTCCACG